CCCGGATCAGACGTAGGTAAAGACGCAGTATAAAATAATATAGTTCCATTTGCAATAAATGTGTTTGTTACGTCTAACCGATTTATAGACGCACTAGTTGCAGTAACAGAAGATCCACTCATATATGATGAGGATATTGCATTAACAACGTAACTTGCAGTTTGGGCTGTTTCTACATAAGATGCTGTTTGTGAAAGTGTTACATAACTTGCAGTATCAGCAGTGCCTGTCAATGTTCCAATTAAACTTCCTGTGATGTTCAATGATCCTGAAATACTTACATCTTGCAACGTGTTACCAGTAAACACATCGTATAAGTCAGAAACAAAACTTGCTGAAATTAATCCACCATTCACAATTTGTGCACGGTTATTGTTCAATACGCTCATGATATATTCTTTTTAATATAAATATAGGTTCTAGTAATTTACTACTCGTCCTTTTATATCAGCATCAGGAAATTTAATTTCAAAAATACTTGGATCTAATGATGGATACACAATACCATTGCGTGTTGCAGATGTTAAATCATATTGATTGCCAGAATATCCTAATTCAGTATCAAACTTATTATTCATAGTTACACTTACAACGTTTTGTACCCCATTGGTATTTCCAATATTATTTATTACTTCTGATTTAATAATAGGTTGATTTATCTGCCATCGATCTATATTAAAGTAATTTTTAAGATTTGCAATACAATCTAACAACACGGAATTGCTATTATAATTAGGTAACACTGTAATTTCGAAATCTAATCCTAGATTAATAACAAATGCATCTTTAATATTAATTGCATCAGTTAATATTCTGTAATAATCGAGATACGTTTTAAGATTTTCTTTTATTGCTTGATTTGCGTTTACAAGTTGTTTGACATTATTAAATCCTAACACATACAAATTCAATGCAAACGGATTTGCACTGTTTTCTTCAATAACTTGTTGTTGTGTTAATTGATCATCAGAAACAATGTATGCTTTTGCAATGCTACCAAACTTTGCTGGCATTGAATAACATCGTATAATATAATCTTCAATAGTTACCGATCTGTTTTGAGTTGCAAAATTTGTCACAGCCGCAGTTTTTATATCAATTAAACTATCAGCTGACTTAGCACCGACAGCAGCAGCTGCATTATTTACTGCTAAACTACGCTTAGCAAATGTCAATGTGCTAATAGAAATTGTAGAATTAACATTATCAATAAACTCTACAAAATCAATTTTTTTAATTGTATCAGGCGCCGCATTATCTGTTATTCCATTTCCTATAGTATAGGTTACGGTTAACGTAGTATTTGCTGGTGCTTGACCATATGCCCGAGTATATAAAAAATTTGATGGATCTATATCTACATCAATCGGTCTTCTAAATCCTGCTAATCCGTTTCCTACATTGTCAGCATTCGGAATAATTTCCTCATCATTGTTGTCAGAAATACCTGGGCCAAACTGTAATTCTAGTTTATTATCACTTCGCAATCTAGTAACAAATCGCTTCGAGGTTTTCTTAAGTTTTAATAAACTAGGAACATTGCTTCTATATTGACTTAATACTGGATCATTTTCTACAAGATTTGGAACTTCTTCAAACAGTGTATCTTGTCCTAAATATGGCACATGGTACCAGTTATCACCATCAGACTCTTCTACACTGATAATATCAATTACGTTAGTATCTGGTAAAACTACTTTATCGTATGGTTGCGGAGAATTAAATGTAAATGTAGCTGTTTTAACTGTACCTGAAACAGCCCGGGCTGATTTTTTTAATAAATAATATATCGGGGCATTAGTAACATCATCAGTTTCATATATTGTTATTTCGGTTGGACTTAATGATGATGATAATGAAAAATTGATTGAATCTAAAGTTCTAAAAGAAGCAGGCCCAGACTCTTGATTAATACGCATACCCGGTCTTATATTTAATGCATATGCAAAATCAGGCTGTACAGCAGCGCCACTGCCTATAGATGGAACTAACTGAAAAACATCTAAATCTACATATGACGGTACCGCATTTTTTGCATTATATCCTAAAGCTCGTGCTAAATCATATACATTAGATTTTTCATTAGCATATTGTAATAATGATTCTTTAAGATTGTTATCTGCATAATATGCTAATACATCACCAACATATGCAGATAGTTCTAATAACATAGTGCCGGGATCAGATTCATTAAAATCGCTGTATGTATTTGGAAAATATTGTTTAGTAAAATCAATTAAGTTTTTTCTAAATTGACTAAAATCCTTACCTAGGTATGATATATCTTTATTTATTTCCATGATATTATTCCGTTACTACGTTTTCATTGTTTGTAAAAATAACAATTGGTTCTCCAGAAAATTGACCTATCGCCCATTCAATTTTTATAAAAATATCATATTGAATTGATGGATCTTCATTTGCTGATTTAATATCAATATTTTCTATAGTTATATATGGCAACCAATTTGATACTGAATTATTTATTGTGTTATTAATACTTTGTTTTAAAATATCAGATACTGGATTAAAGATTAATCGTAATAAATCAGATCCAAATGACGGATGATATAATCTTTCTCCTTTTGTAGTCATCAGTAAATTAATTAGATTAACACGCGACTGTTCTGAATTAGTAAATGTAGAACGTATAACATTTTGTTCGCCCAATATAAATTTTATTCCGATCCCTCGAGATTGTAATGAATTTTGTATTGATTCATTATTAATGTTATTTAAAACTGTAAATCCCAATATTATCTACCTTTTTTCTTGTCTATTGCTTTCATCAATGCAGAATAATCGCGAGTCATTGCAGATGCTACGGCAGGATTAACTTGCATATTTTTACCCGTTTCCGGATCAGTTATTACAGACACGGCTGCTATGTTAGGTTGCATTGATTTTCGAGCAACTCCAAAATTCATTGCGTCCGTGGAAGTCATGCTAATATCTTCTGTCATCATATCTGCATATGAATTCATTGATAAAGGAGTATCTTCGCGCAATGAATCGGTGCTATTTAAAATACTAGAAAACTTATTTTCCTTAAAATTTGCCCGTTTACTAGACCTAGTATCAACTGGGGCTTCATGATATGCAGTATTTTCCATCGCTGCATCAGATTTCATTTCATCGATAGTTGATTGTAACCCTTCTTGTAGTATCTCAGAAAGTTCCTGTTTGATTACTTTGCGAACTTCTTCTGCTACTACTTGTTTTAAAACTGAAATTAATTTTGATTGACTCATAATTACTTTTTTATATAAATATTAATATGTATGATTTATAGGTTAAGTCCAAGACTCATTAGTAGGCTTAGGCCCAAACAATTCGTTATTCTGCGTGTTAATATAAAAATCTCCTGATACACCAACTGTATTTGCTGGGGCACCTTGACCTGTCAACACAGCCGTAGGTAGCTCTACCAAATTATTAATAACATCAAAACCATCATCGATTAATTTTACTATTGTTTGATATCGATTATTCAAATCTTCATCAGATACATTGAGATTGTTATAAAATTCACTAGGATATTGATCTAATAAATCTTGTGCAGATAAAAACGGACTAGTAGTAACCACTATGTTTGCAGATGATGAATTAGTTAAATTATTAATAAAACTATCTGAATTATTATTCGTTTCATTACACAAATCATTTAATAGTTTATCCGCCCGTTGCACTGTTAATAAAATTGGAGGAAATAATGCAATTAATCGTTTTATGCTAAACGAAATTAAATTAACAACTGTTCCTGCATTGGCTGCTAACTCGCCTGCTGCCTGGCCTGCGGTAACTACACTACCAGCAGTAGGTGTAACAACGGTAGCAGCAGTAGCAGCCGCGGACCCCACTGTTACCAATAGTTGTAACACGGAAAGAATGGTGTTGATTATCGGAACGATATCGTTTGTTGTATTTAAAATTTTTAATAATGCTTCTAATCGATTACGAAGCTCTTTAATATCCGCGTCATTGCAATTAACATTTGTTGGTATATTTTCTATAATACGATTTATGACTATCGACTGATCTAATAATCCTTGTATGGTATTATTTATAATCGGTAAAAGCCGTTCTGAAATTAAAACTGGAGTTACAGATACACGATTAAATGGAAATGGAGTAGGCATAATAATTATATAGTTCGTTTATCTTGTTGAATTTTCGGGTTCAATATAGTATTTAATTTTGTTGCAGCTTGCAATAAACTAGTTTGATCTAACGCAGTTGTTATAATAGTGCTGTCTGCCGTTTTAAATCCTAACGAAATAACATTTATTATTAAATTTAATACATCTAGCAATTCAGTAGAATATATACCATCTTCTTTGTCGGAACTAGTTCCAAAAACTACCTTATTTGTATTTAATTCAATATTGTTGGGAGCATTAATAGTAACACTATCCGTTTTTGCATTTAGATTTATACGATCCGCAATACCAATTAATTGTGATTGATACCCATTTTCTTGTTTCAATGATTTCGTAACAGTGTATCCTGTTAATTCTTGTGTGCTAGTTAGATATAATGAAGAATAATCTGTATTTATATTGTTTGTTGTTATTTCGTTGTTACTTCGATTAGTTTTAGAATTAGAAATAACTATTATTGGATCATTTGAGTTTCCAATCCATGGAGGTGATTTAAAATAAGTTTGATTACTAGTTGGTGTCGATCCTAACCGTATAATATTTCCAAACCGGCCTTGTATAACATTATCACCTTTATAAATCTGTACAGGAGATATATTACGCTGTATAGTTTCATCGGCTGAATTCGTAGAGGCAATTCCGGGAAATGAATTTTGATTGATATTGCTGTTAATTGATATTGGATTCAAATAATACCATTGTGTAGTTTTATCAAATATGTCTGAATTTCTGGGGCCAATTGCCTGAAAAATAATTACATGTTCTCCCTTAACTGGGACGTGAACATTATTTAGATTATATGGCTTTGCCGGAACAGGATATGACTGAATATCGGTGTCATACATTCTAACTGTTACGGTGTACAAATATTGATTATTCGAATCCGCTGAGTCCGAATTATTATATAAATACGTGTTATCAGTATCGATAACTTCAGCCCAATAAAAATGTATGTTAGTATTATTCATTTTTATTATCTATCTTAGAAACTTTAGTTTTAACTTGATCTACACGAGACTGCATTTGACGTTCTTCATCATCAACACGTTTAATTTCTTCTATTTCATCTTCTAGTTCAGACACATAATTTCGTTCAGCAATTTCCAAGAGTTGTTTTTTCTCTTCATCACTCATTAAACCATCGGCACCAGAAATAGTTTGTTTAGTAGAAATATAGCGCTGAGTAATTGCAGCTAATTTAATTAGATGATCATCGTTTTTAACCGATATATCTAAATATTCTTTGATAAGTGGCACAATGATAGTAGCATCAGATGCATT